CAAATACAATCTCTAGATGAAGGCGGCATTCTGTTCGCCGGCGCAACCGGTTCGCTAAGCACCGACGTTGACAGCCTCCAGTGGACCACCGAGCGCGAATACAACGGCGGCTATATAGGTTTGGTCGTTTCTTCTTCTGCTAGTGGTAGTGCCGCACTCGGCGACGGGATGTTCATGCTGTCCGATGCAACAGACGAGCTCGTCTGCCTTATCACTGCCGACGGCGCCGAATTCGCAGTCAACCTCTCCGGTTCCGGCGATCTTAATATAGGTGGGGCCGCGGACATTGGCGGCATAGTTGACGGCGCCGGTGGTTTCTCTGTTGACGGCACTGTTCTTGTCGATGGAAGTCGAAACGCAAGTGGAGTTAACAACCTTACGGTTGGTGGCGTTACTTCGCTAGAGGGCAATGTTACCCTTGGTGATGCTGCTGGTGACGAAGTTACATGGAAGGGCAACAACTGTGACTTCACGAACAGTAATAAGATTTGGAAGCTTGCTGATAATTCCGACGGCTTCGGGGGCAACGGCCCACTGTTGATGTTTACTGGTTCCGGTGGAGACCTTCTCAAGTTCAGTACCAGCGGCTCCCGCAAGGGTGTTGTCTTCCCCGGAACCTTCTATCCCGGTAGTGATGACAGCGTTGACATAGGTGATTCAACATACCGGTTTAGAAATTTATATCTAGCTGATACGGCCGTTGTTGCAGGCGTTTCAGCATCTGCCAATGTTTCTGCGTCTTATTTCTACGGAGATGGATCTAACTTAACCAATCTTCCATCACCACCACCACCACCAGGTGGTATCTTTGCTGAGTTGTCTGCCACGACTGCAGCCACTACGAGTAGTGTTAAGATTGGTACCGGCTCCGCTCCTATGATTACTTTGGATGTCCACTATACCGGTAGCGGCTCCCCAGTAAACCTTTCAAACGATACCGGCGGCGGCGAAGTTGTATATTTTGGGACAGCATCTGCCAATCTTACTGCCGGCGGTGTTTATTGTCTTAATGCCGGCGGCGGATGGGAATCAGCTGATAGTGCAAACACTGGAAGTGGACATAATCAGTTAATAGGCATAGCTATGGGCCAACAGCCAGAGCAAGACGGCGTTTTAATTAAAGGGTATTTTGATGTAAATACTTTCTATTCGGGATCCTTTATAAAGGGGGCCCCCATATACATCCAATCGAGTAGCGTTGGTCGCGCTGTGGTAGCGGGCGGCTATCTAAGTGGCGCTGCCCCGTCTGCCGCCGATTCATATGTTAGGGTTGTGGGCTACGGAACCGACACACCAAATGTGATTTACTTTAATCCGGATGCCACATATGTTGAAATTGGATAGGCGGCATGTCCGATTCATCACTAATAAATGGAGTAGAAATGCCCAATATTAAAACTATCTCCGGAGTTTTTTCCTACCCGGACGACTGGTACGAGGAGTACTCCGTAGACTTCACCACGCAGAGTTCTGCTGCGATCGCCCACAACGAGACGTTTAGTCTTGGAACGCGGAATGCTGACGGGGCTACCGCGACATGGACCGCTGAGGAGGACGACACGGGAGATACCGACGACGCTATCGGTACGCTCGAGTGGGTCGCCGGCTCTGGGCTCAAGGTCACCCCAGCAACTGGCACCAACACCTGGAATGAGGGTTTGGATTCTCCCTGTCTCACAGTAGCCCTGACGGATTGTATCCCAAACCTAACGAGCCAAGATGTCATCTGTGTTCAGGCGTTCACTGAGGAGCCAGTCACCATCGCTGCCAATCACGATGGGTATGGTATTGTCTTGTATGACCCCGCGGCAGACCTAGCGTCGGTCAGCAAGTGGATCTATTATCGGAACTATTATAGTAGCGGACAACGCCTTTGGCAGGTCAGCGGGAATCCCAACGTTGGCGCCGGGACAAATGACGCGGGTGGTGTCGCGACAGTCCCAAGAAGTTTCGAGATCGTCGTCTATCTCACTGGAGGAAATGCGATCGGTGCTCATTCAACATCGACAGCCACCAGCGCTGTTCCGCTGGCAACGATCTCGACAAACCGAGCATGGGCCCAGGCCTCAGGTGATCCTATGACCACCACTGGGACATTCTCTGAGCCGACCATGGCCATCGATCCGGCCGACTGGAGACTGGCTCTCATGTCCTTCAAGGTGAACAGCGGGACTGCCTTCTACAACTACTTCTCATCTGTCAGAATCCTTCGCCTTGGTGGGCAGAATGGTGGAGCCGGTTAGCTTCAAAAGATCCTAAATCACAACTATTAGTCATTTCCCACTCTTACGAACTAATTACATTTGATAAGTTATCAGATTTGGAGTAAATCTATGTCTTCACTATTAGAAGAAGCAATTGTTGACGCGAAAGCCCTTAAGGAAGCCGCCCTCAAAAATGCCGAAACGGCAGTACTAGAGAAGTACTCCGTGGAAGTAAAGGACGCGTTGTCCACTTTATTGGAACAAGAAGACCCTATGGGTCTAGAAGAAGAAACAGAGTCTGCAGACACCTCCTTCACTGATGAGGTCCCGTACGCTTTTCAGAATGAAGAGCTTGACGGCCCACCCGCAGACGAACTCATCGAAATCGATTTTGATCAGCTTAAGGCCAGGATCAGCGAGGAAGAGGCTGCAGGCGACACAGCCGGCGAAGGCGACCTTAATGATGCCCTAGGTATGGCAGACGATATTATGCAGGAAGACGGCCCCATCACGAATGATATGATGGATAATGATGCTAAAGTTGATCAGGGAGAAATTGAAACTACCAATACAGGTACCGACGATGAGACCCCCGAGGCAGGCTTAGAAGAGGATATCGATCTCACCGAAGAAATGATATCCGATCTTATCGAAGAGTTGGTACTCGATATGACGCCGCGCCCGCAAGGCTGGGCCTCGGTTAATTCCGCAGACAACAGTATAGAGCAGGCCAACAACGATGCCATGGCCGCGGCCAATGCCGCCCACCTCGACGAAGAGGAAGAGGGTGATGAAGAGGGTGACGAAGATATGGGAACCGTTGATGTGGTGCCCGATACACAACTCTATGAGACGAAGATCTCAGAACTTAAAGAATCAACAAGAGAGCTTAAGGCTCTTTTAATTGAATCCAAGTATCAACTCACAAGGTTGAACTTGGAAAACGCCAAGCTTGTTTATCAAAACAAGGCTTTGAATAGCGCCTCCTTGAATGAGCGACAAAAGAAACAAATTGTCGAAGCTGTTCAATCTGCCAATTCTGTTGAAGAAGCGAGAATGATCTATGAAACAATTCAAAACGCAGTGGGGTCCACGCCAGTACAGCGCACACGACCACAAACACTCCGTGAAGCGGTTCAGAGACCAGCCTCGATCTTACTCAGCTCCAAGAAAAACAACGAGGCAACTGAAGACCCAAGAATGGGTCGGATGCTGCGTTTAGCAGGTTTGAATAAATGACATTCAACAACATATATAGGAGGTTATAAAATGTCTATTGTACAGAAATTAACCGAAGGTATTGTCAATCGCGATCTCTCGACAGAGGGTGCGGCGCTTATCACCAAATGGGAAAGCACCGGACTTCTAGAAGGAATCGGCGATGATACCGCTCGGAACGGTATGGCACGTTTGCTTGAGAACCAGGCAAAAGAGCTACTCCGTGAGTCTTCCACCATGGCTGGTGGAGACGTTGAGGGTTTTGCAGCTGTTGCATTCCCCCTCGTTCGCCGTGTATTCGGCAACTTGATTGCTAACGATCTCGTTAGCGTTCAGCCGATGAGCTTGCCTTCGGGCCTCATCTTCTTCCTCGACTTCACCTTTGGTGGAGTCTATCAGGCTTCTGGCCAGAACACTGAGACTCGCCTCGGTTTTGTTGCCGGCAAGTCAATCTACGGTGGCGACGTCGTAGGTGCCGAGATCACCGGTGGTGTGGATCTTACCGGCCTTGCTGGTACAGATGCAGGCGGCCCTTACAACTTGCGTAATGGTTACGCTTCGCCTACAGGTAGTATTGCTACCTTTGGTCAGGTTGTGTTCTCTGGTACCCTCGGTGTCGGCGGAAGATGGTGCGCGAATCCAAGCGAGAATCTCGGCGCCGGACCGGGGCAGCCCATGCCTCCGTTGCAGGTAGATGAGGTTCTGCGTTTCGATCCGGATCTTGCTTCTGGATCCGCCTTCTGTATTATCGAGAAGACCATCCCCGCGGCTTCCCAGATGAACTGGCGTGACCTTTCGGCTCTCGCTCTTACTGCATCCAACACAGCAAACTTGATGCTAGTAAATCGCCTAACGGTGATGAGCCAGTCTTCCGATGGTACTCAAAGGTCCTCGATTTCGACTGGTGCTGGTGCGGTCCACGCGGTTATGCTCGGCTCAACCCTTGGAGGGGCCCCGACCGATCTAAGTCACAGTGTGGTGAACGCGGTCGCAACCTTCCCGATGACGGATAACTTCCAGGCCGTGAACTCTGCGATTGGTGCTATTGAAGGTGCTGGACAGTGGGCGCTTGAGGGTAGTGATCAGATCCCCGAGATCGACATCAAAGTCGATTCCGTGGCTGTCACCGCTGTCACCAAGAAGCTCAAGGCCAAATGGACCCCTGAGCTTGGGCAGGACCTCAACGCATACCACAACCTCGACGCCGAGGTTGAGTTGACCCAGATCCTTTCTGAGCAGATTGCTCTAGAGATCGATCGCGAGATCCTTGAGGACCTCGTCAAGGGCTCAACTGCTGGTACTCGTTACTGGTCCCGTCACCCGGGTCAGTTCCTCAACCGCGAGACAGGTGCAGTTTCCAGCGTAACGCAGGACTTCACCGGTAACGTGAGTGAGTGGTACGAGACCCTCGTTGAAACCATCAACGATGTCTCGGCACAGATCCACCGCAAGACGCTCCGTGGTGCTGCAAACTTCTGCGTGATTTCACCAGAGATTGCTAACATCCTAGAGTTCACTGCTGGCTTCCGTGCTAATGTGACTGCTGATAGCGACCGCGGAGACGCGGGTGCTGTTAAGGTTGGTTCCCTCTCCAAGAAGTTCGACCTCATCGTCGATCCTTACTTCCCGCGTAACTTGATCCTAGTTGGTCGACGCGGTAGTAGCTTCCTAGAGAGTGGTTATGTATACGCACCTTATGTGCCGCTACAGACTACCCCCACAATCTTCGGTGTTGAAGACTTCGTGCCTCGCAAGGGCGTGATGACTCGATATGCCAAGCAGATGGTGCGTCCTGATATGTATGGCTTAGTCATAGTCCGCGGACTTGAAGAGTAGCATACCTGACGTAAGGTCAAAATAATGAAAGCCCCGTCTCTTTGAGGCGGGGCTTTCTATTTACTACTAGACAAACAGAGGACCCCTCATGGCCATACCAAAGCTTAATCCGGCTTCGACAACAAATACCAATGTTTTGCCGGCCACTGGTAGCACAGGAAATGTTGCCGCCACACTCCCTTTCGGGATATACTCGTCCGCGGCCTTTCTCTCTGGCGCAGCAGACCAAGTAGCATACACCTACAAGAAGCTCGGCGGAGACATATTAGATGTAGAACTCACAGAGGGGAATGTATACTCAGCATATGAAGAGGCAGTACTAGAATATTCCTACATTGTCAACCTTCATCAAACCAAGAATTCTCTTTCCGACTTCTTGGGCGCAGCAACCGCATCTTTCGACCAAGACGGACAGATCACGCACGGGCACGCTCTGTCTGGGTCGAACATCGAATTAAAGTATCCTCGCTTCGATTATGGGTACGTCCGAAGAATCTCAGAGGGCATTGCAACGGAAACCAATCTCGGGGGCACAACACCGATTTACTCTGGTTCTATCGACCGTATAGCTAACAGACAAGACTATGACCTACAAACGATTTTATCAGCATCATCCCTAACAGACACTAAGGCTCTCTATTATCAGAGAATAAAAGACAAGAGAATCATTGTGCGCAAAGTATTCTTCAAGACCCCGCGCGCAATGTGGAGATTCTATGGCTACTACGGCGGTTTCTCAGTTGTGGGAAACCTCAGAACGTACGGACAGTACGCTGATGACTCTACCTTTGAGATTGTGCCCACGTGGCAGAACAAACTGCAGGCAATGGCCTATGAGGATGCTCTCTGGACGCGGATCTCTCACTATTCTTACGAGATTCAGGACAACAGACTAAGACTCTTCCCTCGGCCAGACAGCACAGGGCCCAAAAAGTTCTGGATCCAGTTCTCTATCGAGGGCGACTACGAGCCGTGGGAGGAAAACCCCCGCGGGCGCACTGGAACAGAAGGCATCAACAACATGAACACGCTGCCGTTCCAGAATCTTCCATATAAAAGAATTAACTCAATTGGAAAGCAATGGATCCGACGGTTTGCGCTAGCGCTTACTAAAGAAATGCTCGGCCAAGTACGCGGCAAGTTTGCTGTGGTGCCAATTCCTGGCGAATCGGTCACTTTAAACCATGCAGAGTTGCTCGGTCAAGCAAAAGCAGAGCAAGATAGTCTCCGCGAGGAACTGAAGACAATTCTGGATGAATTGACATACGATAAACTCGCAGCAGTCGACTCTACTCTGCAAGATGCAGCGAAGAAAGTGCTGGAAAACATTCCAGCAGGCATATACGTGGGCTAAGGAGTATAAATGTCGCGAAGCAAACGAACTCAAGCACAGATCCAGGACACAGAGGATCAGAAATACGATTATATTGGCGACAAAGACGTTGCCGACAAGCTGCATGAGATCGAGCTTATGCCTTCGACCCTGGAAACAATCGATCGGGCGATGTTGGACTTCATCGATGAGGAATTAAACTTATCGGTGGGAACAAACGAAGGATTTAAGAAGGTTCCGGTCCTGTGGGTCACCGCAGAGCGCGCATATCAACTAAAGCAGAACAAAGATATCAGAGATTCAGAAGAAACACTGATTTTGCCCTTGATTACCATAAATCGTTCTAACGTTACAAAAGAGCAAGACTTCCGCGGCACGGTATACGCTAATTTATATCCAAATCCAGATGCTCGGGGTGGTACTATTACAGTAGCGCGAACAATAAACCAGAAAAAGACAGCTGAGTTTCAAAATGCCCACTCTAAGCAGAAGAAGGGCCCCGATAAAAATGTCAGCAGTAAAATGTTGAATACGAACAAGAGAAATATGTCGACCCAGCGCGTTGTCTATGAAACCATCACAATGCCGCTGCCAGTCTGGGTTAAGGTCGCTTATGAGATCACAGCGCGAACAGAATATCAGCAGCAGCTAAACGAATTGATAACTCCTTTCCTGACTGTCCCAGGAAACTCCAGAATGCCCAAACGAATCCACAATGAGGGCCATTATTATGAAATATTCATTGAAGGTAACCTTTCTGACGGATCCAACAAAGCTAATTTGGGAATGGAGCATCGGAACTATGAAACTACCATTAATATTGAAGTGTTGGGCTATCTAATGGGCGATGGTGACAATGATGAAAGACCCAAAATAGTGCGCCGTGAAAACGCTGTAGAATTTCGGTTTGCTCGCGAAAGAACAATACTTGGCGATATCCCCGATACCATTA